TTGTCATTATCATATTCCCCTGGTCGCATGAACCAACGAAACAAAGGATGGACAACCGCAAACTGATAGTCATCATATGTTAATATTCTATTTGCATCAACTGACTTGAGATATTCAATGAAATATGGATCATTCACATCCATTTTGATTGATCCTCCATGATCATTGCAGAAACATGCAATACGAAAACTCAACTCATTATATGCTTCTTCGTTCAACCCAAACTCATAAAGAGTATCACCCAATCCCATATTCCTAACCAACTGGTCATGATCTGCTTTTGTATTGTAGTAATGACTCTTCATGTACCAACCAAATAGATTCTTGTCTGAGTTCCATACCAAAGGTTTTTCTTCGTTAACAAAAGAAAATTTACCTGCTTTGTTGAAAGGAAAATTTTTAATATCAAATGGTTGATGTCTATGGAACAAAAGGTGTGCAAAGAATTCTCCGCCACATCCTGGAAAAAATGAAATAGGAACAAATGCTTCCCAATTATCTTTTATTATAAATTTCATAATTTAAACTTTGTTATTTTGCTATCAGCACTTGAAACACAAGAAGGAGAGATACAGATCTTAGGTTCCTTGAACAAATCAAATCCTGTATCTATATATCCTAACGGAACATCTTTACAACTATAAGAACGTTTAATTGATCCGTCAGGTTCTCGAATGACGATTGATTGAAAACCTGAATGGCACATCCATCCTTTAAAGTTATTGAAACCAAATGCATTAAATCTTTCTGCTTGATCAAACATCCATTCGCTGCCATCAATATTAATCATTTTCATCTGAGGTTCTTGAATGAGATCTTCTTGCATGAGAGAAAACATATCAGGTGTATACCCATCAACAACTTTTTCTGCAGATTCATTTGATTGAGGTTTCAGTGTGACATTAAGTCCTGCATCAACAAATATATCTGATATCTCATGCAATTCATAGAAAATAGATGGAAGCATAACCATGTTTATGATTATCTTTATTCCGTTTGATTGAAGGAACACAAGTTTGTCTTTAAACTCATCAACCTTTGTATGCTCATGATGAAAAGATGCTGTTATGTTTGCATCATCAAATTGCTTTGCAATATCTATATATTTCTTAAACCAATTCATACTCTGAGACATGTTTGTTGTCATATGGATTGATTGATGGATTGCTTGTGTATCATCTGCGAGATGTTGCAAAATATCTAAGTATCCCGGATGAAATGTTGGTTCACCCCCGCTTAGACTAAAGTGAAATGAATTGAACCCATTGTTTCTTGCCTGACGTTTGATCTCATTAATTGTCTTAAGACAAAGTTCTGTTGAACGATGATCTTTTTTTTGAGAATGTGCATAAGGCCAACAATAGGAACACTTGTAGTTGCAGAAACGACCGAGTATCCAACTCACCATAAACATATTTTTATCGAGCATATCTTTATGCCCAAACTTTGCAACATTATCAAAATTTATCATTAATAACAGTTTCTATAAAATAATCTAGTTTACTTCTAAAATAATTTTTAGAATAAACACAATTAACATCTAATTTATATCTGTTAAATATCTCAATGTTTTTTTGAGTATATTCATTTACTTTTTCTCTGTTTAAAATTATGTTCTGTCCTAGTAAATCTGATAGTTCTTTATCATAGTTTTTTTGCTCATGTAAGAAAGAATATATATCTATTTTTAGACAAGGATAATCATCAAATTTATAAAAGTAAAAATTGGTAAAATTATCATATCGACTATCAATATAATTTTTAAGTTCTTTTTTACTTTTAGTTAAAGAATGTTGAGATATTATTTTTACACTCATTAAAAATTTAGAAAAAAACATATAATGGTCTGGACAAATCAACATTATATTTTTTGATTTTGGGAATATATCTGGTAAGCCTATATCATGTTTTTTATTTAATTCATTGCTAACATCATTTAGTAAAGCTATTTTTAATTTTCCATCAAATCTATGATTATAATTCTCATAGATATAATTCCTATATTCATCACAAAAATTTACTTGATCTTTAAATATGCTATTATATAATTTAATTAATTGTTCATCTTTAATGTCTTGGTGAGAATCCTTGAAATTATAAAATTTTGTTTTAAAGAAATTTAATTTTTTTAATCTTGATCTATCATTTAAAGTTTTTTCTTTAAAATCTGTAAAGACGTCATAATCAGTAAAATCATATTTGTTATAGTTTGTAAATTTATAATTTATAATTTCTTTAGGGTTTATAGCTTTGTGTAATAATAACCCAAAAAATTCTCCTGTTAATCCAGCGATATAATCAACAGTAATCAATTCACTCCAATCATCTAATGTAATCATACTTTACTGCTTAAAATTTTCTCAAAAAAACTATCTACTTTATCTATAAAATATTTTTTAGAATAGACACAATTAATATCTAATCCGTATTGATTAAGCAACTCAATGTTTTTTTGAGCGTATTCTTCTATTTTTTCTTTATTTAAAATTATTTCTTGTCCTAACAAATCTGATAATTCTTTATCATAGTTTTTTTGTTCATATAAAAAAGAATACATATCTAATTTCAAACAAGGATAGTCATTAAAAATATAAAATCTAAAATTAGTAAATTTATTATATCGATTATCAATATAAGATTTTATTTTTGCATTATTTTTTAAAAAACTCTTGTGACTTACATTTTTTATGACCTCTAAAGAATGAGAAAAAAACATATAATGATCTGGACAAATCAGCATTATATTTTTTGATTTTGGGAATATATCTGGTAAGCTTATTTTATATTTTAAATTTAATTCATTAACATCAGTATCATGAAATAAACACATCTTAAATGTGCCATCAAATTTATGGCCATAATTTTCATAAACATAATTTCTATATTCATCAGAAAAATTCAATTTCTTTTTAAATATATTGTTATATGTTTCACTAAGTAGTGTATCGTATAAATCATGTTTAATAAACTTGTAATTATAAAATTTTGTTTTATAATAATATAGATGTCTTAATCGGTGAAGATGTCTTAATCGGTGAGTTGATTTTTCTTCTTTATTTGTAGACATAAGAACATCATAAGGACTAAAATCAAATTTATTTTCATTTGTTGGGTTATACAAAGTATCTTTATAGATAGCATCATGCAAAAGCAATCCAAAAAAATCACCACTCATGCCGCCATAATAATCAATAGTGATCAATTCACTCCAATCATCTAATGTAATCATATTATTTCTTAAAGGCGTTCTTTGCGTTGAAGTTTGCTTGAGAGAACTCTTTGCGATTGACCATCTTCACGATTTGACCTTTGTGCTGAACCACATAGCCTTCAGGACTTGTTTTCTTGTCATCAATTGACTGAGACATAGGATTGTGTGTTTCTTGTGCCTTGTGCAATCCGTGAGTCAAGATGTCTTTTGCTGCTTGAACATGGTGATGGATCTGTAATGCCTTTGAGAAGTGGGATTCATGTGCATCATGATGAGCAAGAGCGGCGTTCATGTTTGCAGTCTTTGCTGTCTTTGCTTTCTCTGTCTTTACCTTATCAACTTCATTGCCCATGCGAGATGCAATGTGTGCTCTTAATCCTGCAGTCGATGGCTTTTCACCTGTGCGGACCGTCTTGTTGATATATGTTGAGAAATGTTCTTCATGCTTACCAATAATGTCATGGTGCTCTGCTGGCAACTTGTTATGAATTTCTTCTGCCTTTGCTAGATGATGTTCTACCTTGCTGCTTTCTTCAGGTGATAAGTTGCTCATTTTAATTTAGCCTCTGGTGAAATAAGGTGAACATCTGGATGCTGTTTAAATGCAGAATGATCTTGAATTGGATGAGCGTGCATTGATTCTGGATGCTCATGGTTGCCTGTGAACTGCGTATGGAATGCCAAACCAATCTTTGAGTTAACTGCTTTCTTTCCTTCAGCAGTATCTTTCTTGATATGATACTTGATTGTGTTTGGTTTGTAAGATACTTCGTGGTCTGTATGATGGAGATCACCTGTATCATGCATATAGTCGCCTTGATACGCAATACCTTTCTTTGCAGGAAGGACTTTACCAACATGATTGAGCAAGTGATGCATTTTCTTTGCAAGACCTGGTGAATGTCCAAAGTGCTGATCAACTTCTTCGTGCGTCGATGCCCAACGAGGATTCTTACCAAGTGCTGAGTGCTTTGATGCAATCATCACATGACCAGTCACAGGATGTCTCATTGCGAGGAACGCAGGAGCACCGTCAACCTTTGTTGAGATGTGAGTATCATTAGAATGACCTGTCTGCAATCCTTTGTGAATAGAACGAAGCGTAGAAAGCGCATGAGCGAATCCTGCTTTGCTCTTCACAGCATTATCTTCTGGGTGTTCTTGATGCTTTGCCGATGCAACGCCGCTTGCTACTGATTCTGATAGGAATGATTTAAATGTTAACATTATCTTGTCTCTATTCTTAATGCTAGGCCTGAAATGCCGCCTCGTGATTTTCCTCTAATATCAAAATTAACTTTGCTTTCAAGTTTGCTAATATAACTATCATCAATCATATAAAATCCTGCAGGACTTACAATACTATCTGCGGTTGCACCTGTATAGTTTTTTAAAGATATAGCACCCGTCA